TGAGAGAAATAGTTCCACTAAAAGAGGACCAAGGACAACGACTTGGTTTTTGGGGTGAGAAAAAGCCTGTTCGTATCTTTAAGAAAACGACTCCTGGCCAGAATGTTGATGAAGGTTGGAAACAATCTCTGACTTATACTGCGGCTGCTATTGGACTACCAGCAGCAGTTGGTGCTTATATAGGAGGACCAGCGTGGGCCGCAGCAGGAGCAGCAGCAGGGGCGTATAGCAGATGGAGAGATAAAGAAGGTAGAGATTTAGATTGGAAAGCCAAAAACTGGTCTGATTATCCCAAGCCAAAAAAAGGACTTGTTGATAAGTTGATCAATAAATTCAGAAAGAAAAGACCACAACCAAGACTGGCTATGGCTGAACAATTTGGAACAGGGGACACTCAGGCATATTATTCGGCTTCCCAAGGATTGAAAATAACCCCAACACCATATGAATCTCCAAAAATAAATGTGAGAAAAGAACCCGTGCGAACACGTACACAGCCTAGAAGGTCTACAGACTATGGAAAGTTTAGCCCATCACCTAAATTTGTTGAGCCTTCACAATTAGATACTACTGGGATTGATGCTAAATCTACTTTGAAAGATATAGGACCACAATCAAGAGAGTATACACATAAAAGATTTGGGACTCAAAATCATCTTCAAGCGCGAGATGCTTCAGGGCCACCATTATCAGTAGGTCTTAAAAAGATAGCAACAGGAATTAGTAATTCACTTAGAAAAGGTTCTTTCGTTAGAGATGTTCTAAATCCTCCTACATCAAAATCAACTCCAACACCAAGTGGAACAAATAGATTTGGGTTTGCTGATAATTCGGCTTCTAAACAATCCTTTAGCAAACCTCTAACAAGACCAACACCGCCATTACCTGAACCTAATGAAAGATTAAGGGCTATCAAATCTGATCCTCCAGTTATGGGTCCGTGGCCAAAAGTTGATCAACCAAAGCCACCAGCGGGGGCTAATCAACGCGATTGGCATATAGCAACAACTGGTGTAAGAGTGTTGTCAAAAACATCAGGATCATTAAGCAAACCTTCTTCTACTTCCTTGACAACTTCAACATCAAGTAAGTCTGATTCTGGATTACCAACACGTAATCCATTGAGAACTGTGCCTACACCAACAAGAAAACCAACTATTGCTACTAGATCATCAAGTACAACGTCTTCGCTCAATAGCAAGTCAGATGTTAGCATACCACTACCAAAGGCAAATCCAACAAGGGCACATCCAAGTCAAGATATAAGAAGACCTTTGGCAAACCAAAAACCACAGTGGAACATAGACAAACTCATAGATGCGTTTGGAACCAAAAATGGCAAATGATAACGAACTAACTGTGATAGAACCTAGCCAAGTTCCTGCTACTTCAAAGGAGTATGACAGAGACTTGGACTATGTACGCAAAAACCAAATTGAGCTTATAGAACAAGGAGTTAAAGGGCTTGAAGGCATTATCAACGTAGCTGATCAAAGCCAACATCCACGTGCCTATGAAGTCCTCAGCACATATCTAAGAACACTGTCTGAACTGAATAAGGATTTGGTAATAACGTCAGAGAAGAAGAAGGAAGCTAAGATAGGACCAACTCAAAAGCAAGATAACATTACTAACAACTTGTTCGTTGGCAGTACAAAAGACTTGCAAGAATTGTTGAAGAAAAAAGACTAGCTCTACGTTATGATGGTTTCTGATAAGCATAGAGTCATCTGGATTTGCGTTCCGGGTACTGGAACAAGGTCTTTTGAAAGGGCTGCTAAGATTGCACAAATGGATTTCAATCTATACAGCAAAGACAAACATCCAGAAACAGACATACCAATGGCACTACATGCTCCTGCTTTTGTTGTTCGTGAAGTGATATCAAAAGCCATTTGGAATAGATATGAGAAGATAGCTATAATTCGCAATCCTTACGATTGGATGAACAGCATCTATCATCATCATGCTTTAAAAAACATTGGAATGACTGCTGAAGATAAACCATTTGATCAGTTTGTAAAGTTGAATACCAAGACGCCTTACTATTGGTATCTAGATCAACAAAACAACATGTTGATAGACACACTATATAAGACAGAAGAAATCAACAAACTGTTTCATAGATTTGGTCTAGAACCAGTTCATATCAATAAGACTTCTGAAAGAAAGAAAAAAGAGGAATACACACCAGAACTGAAAAAGATCATGCAAGAAAGGTTCTGGAGAGAGTTCAAGCATTATGAATGATCCATTCGATTTTCAAATAGACGACTTTCGCGGTCATAGAGGAAACGCTAATCTCAAGAGGATAGGCGTAAACATTGAGTGGACGCCTCATATGATTGAGGAATACATCAAGTGTTCCAAAGACCCGCTTTACTTTTGCAGAAACTATGTACGCATTGTATCTAAGGATGAAGGACTAGTTCTCTTTGACCTCTATCCTTATCAAGAAGACATGATCCAATCAATGCATGATCATCGTTACTCTATCTTCAACACAGCGCGGCAAGCTGGGAAAAGTACAGTAGTCTGTGGATACATTCTATGGTACATCATTTTCAATGACTATAAGACTGTTGCCTTGCTAGCCAACAAAGGTGAAACTGCCCGCGAAATTCTTTCAAAGGTTCAAATTGCTTATCAGCATCTCCCAAAATGGTTACAGCAAGGCATTGTAGAATGGAACAAGGGATCAGTTGTCCTTGAAAACAATTCACGTGTCATTGCTGCTGCTACTTCATCAGACGCTATTCGTGGTTACTCAATTAACCTACTGTTCATTGATGAGGCAGCGCACATTGACAATTGGGATGCATTCTTTACTGCGGTCTACCCAACCATTTCATCTGGTAAGACTACTCAAGTTGTCTTAGTTTCAACACCATATGGACTTAACCATTTCTATAAGACATGGCATCTGGCTATTCAGAAAAAGAACGAGTACCATGCAATTAAGGTCATGTGGCAGGATGTACCAGGGCGAGATCAGAAATGGAAAGATGACACATTAGCTGGTATGAACTTTGACCAAGAGAAGTTTGCACAGGAGTATGAGTGTGAGTTCTTAGGTAGCTCTGGAACGCTCATTGCTGGCTGGAAGCTAAAGGAACTGGCTTGGTCAACTCCCATACTAGAACACGATGGTCTATGCCAATACGTAAAGCCAGTCCCTAATCATAAATATGCATTAGTAGCTGACGTTTCAAGAGGCAAAGGGTTAGATTACTCAGCATTCAACGTCATCGACATTACAGACATGCCATATGAACAGGTTGCAACATACAGAAACAATCTGATTCTGGCAATGGACTATGCAGACATCATACACAATTTAGCTAAGATGTATAATGATGCACTAGTTCTAGTAGAAACAAATGACATTGGTGAACAGATTTGTGACCTACTCTACTTTGATTATGAGTACATCAATGTAGTACAGACTGAAAATGCAGGTCCTCAAGGAAAGAGAATTTCACAGGGCTTTTCAGGCAAGAGATCAGAGCGAGGTGTTAGAACTACGCTCAAAGTCAAGAACACTGGTTGTTCCATTCTAAAAATGTTGATTGAACAAAATCAGCTTTTGATCAATGATCATATGACAATTCATGAACTCTCTAGGTTCTCTAGAAAGAACAAGAGTTATGAAGCAGAGTCAGGATCAACAGATGATATCACAATGAGTTTAGTTTTGTTTGCGTGGATGACAGATCAAGGTTTCTTCAAAGAATGGACTGACATTGTTACACTGAACAAGCTACGTGAAAAGACTGACCAAGAGATTTTCAACGAGTTGCTGCCCTTTGGGCTGATTAGTGACGGTCAGGATGAGAGTCTAGGGGAGGATGACAACGGCTACGAAGTGCTAGCTGATTTCTAATAAAATGCTGGATATGATAAATAAAATGACAAAAGTAGGAACTGCTATAGCTTTGAAATGACCTAACAAAAGACTCTATCTCATAAGGAGAATAAAACATGGCTTTTCAGCTTTCACCTGGCATTAACATTACAGAGATTGACCTTACTACAATCATTCCAGCGGTAGCCACAACAGATGGTGCTATAGCTGGCCTATTCCGTTGGGGTCCAGTGGAGAAGAGAACACTAGTAGATTCAGAAATCTCGCTAGCAAACCGTTTTGGTACACCTTCTAACTTCAACGCAGAGACATGGTTTACTGCGGCTAACTTCCTAGCATATGCAAATCGCCTATACGTTTCGCGTGCTGCTGATGTTACAGGAAACACAGAAGCAAAAACATATGGCGATGACTCAAATCCAGTTGCGGAGACTGGAAATAACATCATTGCTATTGCTAACGCTACAGTAAGCAATGCAGACGGTCTAACATCGGGAATGATTCTTTCATACAGCAATGCAACAGGATTACCTGTTGGAGCATCTATCACTGCTGTTAACGCCACACACGTAACACTTTCTTCATCAGCTACAGCAGACGTTAATGCTGCTGTTATGATCTTCCGTGATAACATTACATTTACTGCGGCTGCTTTGCAGTCGGACCTAAACTACGACATGACAGATGTTGGAGATTGGGACAATCAGGTTGTCAAGAATGATGACCATTATGAATCTATGGAATCTGCTGGTCATACATTTGACGTAGCTGCAATGTATGTTGCACGTTACCCAGGTGCAGTAGGTAACTCACTTCGCGTATCTGTTTGTGATACCTATGATCAATTCAAATCAAATACTAACATGATTGCCAATGCTCATTTGAATGCCACAGCAACAGGCATTGTGGGTACTGTTGGTTCAAATACCCTAGTTGTTACAGTAACTCCAACTGATACTGCTAACACAACAGAAGTTGCTTCTGCTAATGCTATTGCTTCAGGGCTATTAGCTAGCTTGAGTGTTGGTGACTTGGTAGAGATTGGTAACACCAAGCTTGGTTATCAGTTCTTGAAAATCAGCGGTCTAGGAACACTAGATGGAACAGGAAACGTCTATAGCTTCACAGTCACAGGTGATGATGAAGTTAAGACTTCAAGCAACACACTCAATACATACCTAACACGTTATTGGGAGTTCTATAATTCAGTTGATGTTGCTCCTGATCAATCAGACTATGTGTTCAACTTTGGTAACACAGCAGCCAATGACGAAATTCACATCGTTGTTGTTGACGAATCTGGTAAGTTCACTACATCGCCAGGAACTATCCTTGAAGTGTATAGAAACCTATCACGTGCCACAGATGCTAAATCTGCGGACGGTAGCACAATCTATTACAAGAACGTTATCAACCAAGGTTCTAAGTACATCTGGTGGGCAAATGACAGAACAACAGCAGTTTCAAACACTGCTATTAGTCTTGAATCTTCTTCGAATACAACTCCTGGTTCTTATAACTTTACATTAGGTGAAGATGGTAAGAGTGAAGCACTTACTCCTGTTTCAACCTTAATGGAAGCATATGATGAATTTAGATCTTCAGAAGATGTTGATATTTCACTTATTATGCAAGGCAAGCCAAGAGGCGGAACAACAGTTCAGGGTGGTGAAACTATAACTAACTTCCAACTTGCTAACTATATTATTGATAATATTTGTGAAATTAGAAAAGATTGTGTTGCATTTATTTCACCAGATAAATCAAAAGTTTTAAACAA